GCGGAATTCTGATGCGAAACACGCACACGGCGGGTGGATTCCTGCCGTTCAAACTGCAGGCACTGGAAGTCGATGCGCTGGATGAAACGGCAGTGGCGCATGGGAATAACAAGGTGATTGGCGGAATTGAATACGATATCTACAACAAGGCGGTTGGGTATCACATCAAGCAGTTTGCACCGGACGGATTCACGGAGACGGAGACAAAGTTCTATCAGGCCAAGGATGTGATTTTCTATTTCACGAAGAACCGGCCGACGCAGCTAAGAGAGGTGTCAGACCTTGCGACGACAATCACGCGCGTAAGAGATATCAATGAGTTCATGAGATCGCTGGCGGTTAAAGAACGATTGCTTGCCTGCCTGAGCGTTTTCATTAAGCGAGATTCGCCGCCGACGACAGGGCGGGGGTATGGCAGCGTTGACGACGGTTATATGGGCAAGATGATTTCGCCCGGAACGATTAACTACTTGTCGCCCGGAGATGATATCAGTGTGGTTCAGCCGAACATGCAAGCTACGGATGCCACAGCGCATATTAAGCAGCAGATTAGAATGCTCGGGAGCGGGCAAGGATTAAGCTATGAGCTCGCGTCGCGCGATATGTCTGAGACAAATTACTCTTCGGCACGGCAGGGCGCAATCGAGGATGATCTGACGTTTGAGGAAGAGCGGCAGCAGCTAAAGGACGTGATGGATGAAATTTTTGAAGAATTCATCAAGGTTCTGTATTTGTCCGGAAAGCTGAGTGACGGGAGACCGGCAGACGGCAGTTTCTGGGAGAAAAACCGGTACGAATATTCGAGGCACACCTGGATTAAAGCACCGAAGAAGTGGATTGATCCGGCGAAAGAGGCGGCGGCCAACAAAGACGCGCTACTGACAGGGCAAAAGACCTTTGCGGATATGGCGGCGGAAAACGGAAAAGACTGGAAAGAGCAGTTGGAGGAAATGGCAAAGATCCAAAACTACGCCGCAGAACTGGATGTGGACTTGGTGGGGCAGTTGCTGGGGGCAAGAAAAGAGGAAGAAGAGGGAGATGAGAAAGACGAAGAATAAAGCAACGCGAGTAAGAGAACGGTGCGATATACAGGGGAAAACGTGGACGCGGGAGACTGCGCCGGAGCGAGAGCTTCGGAGAGAGGCCGGAAACGCACAGATTACGGCGGTAGGTAGCGGCAACGAGGACGGAGAGAGTCGGGAGGTTGAGCTTTCCTTTTCGTCGGAAGAGCCATACGAGCGGTGGTTTGGAACGGAAATTTTAGACCATAGCGAAGGTTGCGTGAATCTAACGAGACTGCAAGAAATCGGGTGCGTGCTTTTCAATCATGACAGGGACTATGTTCTCGGGAAGGTGATTGAAGCGTGGGTGGAGAACGGACGCGGCAAAGCGAAAATCAGATTCGATGAAGACGCGGAAGCAGAAAAGATTTTCAGGAAGGTAATGTCCGGAACGCTGAAAGGCGTATCGGTGGGATATATGGTTGACAACTGGGAAAAGGTGGAACAGGGAAAGAAGTCAACCGATGGTAGGTTTGAGGGAGAGTGCTATATTGCAACGCGCTGGATGCCGACAGAGATTTCCATTGTGTCGGTTCCGGCAGATGAAAGCGTTGGTGTAGGAAGAAGTGCAGAAAACATGATGACAAAGGGAGGGGACAAAATGGCAAAGAAAACAGGAGAGACGGAAGAGCAGATGAGAAGCAATGCGGCGGGGGGAGAAATCCCTGACAACGCAACGCGCGGCGGCATGGGCGAGGAGAGTGCGCAGGTACCCGCAAGCGCAGAGGAAAGAAGCGCAAGCGAGGAGAAAGACGAAGCGGTGAGAACCGCGGTGCAGAGAGAACGGCAGAGGGTTGAAGAGATCAACGGCATGGAGCGAGAGCTTGGCATTGACTTGAGCAGCATGATCAGGGACGGAAGTTCCCTGGAAAAAGTAAGGGAGCACGTATTGAACGAGTTGAGAAATCAGGCGGCACCGGCAGCACAGGGCGCAAGAACGGGAGAGACCGGTCAGGACAGATATGTTCGGGATATGACGGATGCGTTGCTGATGAAGGGCGGCATGGATGTTGAGGGCGCAAGCGAGTCGGCACGAAGAAGAGCGGGAATGAGCCTACGCGCAATCGGCGAAGAATGCCTTGAGAGATTTGAAAATGTGTCGGGGACCAGAGAAATGAGCGGTGATGAGATGTTCAGCATGCTTACGAGACAGTATTTCAATCCGTCCAGCGCATTCCCGGCAATTCTTGACACGACAATCAACAAGGCAATTGTGCAGCAGTACGACGCAGTCAATACAACTTTTCAGAAGTGGACGACGAAGGGAACCTTGCAGGACTTCAAGGAGAGCCGAGATCATGAATATGTGATGGGCGGTCTTTCGCCTTTTGAACGAGTTCCGGAGAACGGAGAGCTGAAAGAAGATGTTCCGAAGACAGCTTTGCTGCCCACGAGAAAGCTGGACACCTACGGCAAAAGCTTCAGCATGACGCGAGAGGCATTTATCAATGACGATATCGGATTTTTGACGAGGGTTCCGGCACTGTATGCGCAGCGGTACAAGAACACGATCGACGAGATGGTGTACCGTAAGATTTTTGACAATGATGTGACGTTCGATGGCGTGAATCTTTTTAACGCCAACCACAAAAACCTTGCAGCCGGAGCGGGCGAGAAGCCGACGCAGGCTGTTATCCAGGCGATGATTACGATGATGCAGCTGCAGAAGGACAACTTCGATAAGGCAATGCATGTCAGACCGAAGTATATTGTGGTCCCGGTTGGCTGGGGATTCGATTTACAGGTGATTTTCCATTCGGCACAGGTCGTGGGAAGCGATTTTAACGATGTAAACCCGCTGCATGGATATCCGATTGAAATCGTTGAGACCCCGGTTCTGAACATGCTCGCGGGTAGCGGTAAGGCACCGTGGTTCATGGTTGCGGATCCGAACAGCGCAAAGAGCATTCAGGTAGACTACCTGAACGGACAGGAGAAGCCGATTGTGGAGCGCGACACGGTGGCAACGAAACTGGGATTCTACTGGAAGATTTACGGAGATTTCGGCGTGAATGTGAGAGATTTCAGGGGAATCGCAAGAAATAACGGCGAAGTGATTCAGTGATGAGCGGGAGCGGGATGCAAAAGATATAGCGTCCCGCTATCGCATTACAACCTGAAAGGCCCGAAAAAAACGAAAAGGAGAAAACAAGAATGACAGCAATGTATGAGATGCGCGGTGAGGCGCTGGACTACAAGAATGAAACGAGCGCCGATATCAAGGCTGGCGACATTGTGACGCTGGGCAATAAGCGGATTGCCGTTGCCGGTTCGGACATTGATAAGAACGAGGTTGGAGCGGTACATGTAACGGGTGTTTTTGCAATGCCGAAGAAGACGGCATCGGATGTGATTGCCATGGGTGTACCGCTGTTTTGGGACGCAACCGGAATTGCGCTGGCCGGAACGGTCGAGGCTGGCTATGCAGCAGCGGCGAGCAAGGCGGGCGAGCTGACTGTGAAAGTGAAGTTGGTAGGATGATCGCGCTGATGACGCTATTCAGCGGCAATCACATGTATAGCCGGGGTGAAGTTATTCCGGATGATTTGCCGCTGATAGAGGCGATGAAAGAGTGCGGAAGCATTTGCACCGAAGAAGAGTGGGCGGAAATGCAGATGCAGGAAAGCGCAAATGCCAAAGCGACGGCGGAGGCGCTTCCTGCCGGAATCGAGGCGTCGAGTAGCACGCAAGGAAATGCCGGAGAGTTGCTTGTGGAAGTTCCGAAGAAGGGAAGAAAGCAAGAGAAAAAATGAACCCGGAAGACAGAAGGCCGAACTTTAAGAGACTGGCATTCCAGGATATCAAAAATGTTTTCTTGAATGATGATGAGTTTGGCGAGTACCACACGCTGAACGGAAAAAGGATGCTGTGCACGGTTGACGCAAACGAGGTTGAAGCACGCGGCAAGAAGCAATTTGAGCACAGCAGAATCGATGGGATTTTCGAAGACAACATGATTCTGTATGTGGCGCGCAAGGACTTTGGGCAGCAACCGGCACACGGAAGGCAGCTGGATTTCGACGGCGAGAAATTCATTGTGACGGACAGCAGAGATGAGGGCGGAATGTATTCAATCACGATTCAGAGGTTCAGATCGTAATGAGCAGAATCAGCAGTGCACAGATATATGTGAATCCGGAAGACCTGAGAAAGATTGTGGGAGCGCTGGGGAAGATTGAAAGAATCAGCGAAGAGGCGGTGCTGTCAAAAGCCGTAAACGCTACGCTGAGGAAGGCGCAAAGAGTGCTGTCGCACAAGGCAAAGATTTCCTACGCGGGCGAAGCGTCGAAAGGAATTCGGGACCGGTCGAAGATTGAAAAGGCGGTGGCGCGGGGAATTGAACCGGAGGGAACGTTGCGTTTCCGGTCGGAACAGCACGCCATTACAAAGTTCAAATTCTCGCCGAGAAGCACGCCGACAAAGTTTCTGGAAGATACCGTAAAGCATTTCAGACGGCTGGACTTCAAAAGCCAAAAGAGACCGGACGGAAGAACGATTGGCGTGAAGGTAGGAAAACAGAAACGGTACTATGTGCACGCCGGACAGATTCGAGGAAACAAGGGAAAGTTATTCCATGATGTTTTCGTTGTGCAGTTCAAGAGCGGACACATTGCGCTGGCTGAGAGAGCGGGAAAAGCAAGATTCCCGATTAACCAGATTTTGGGTTCGTCCGACATGATGATGACCAAAAGCAAAAGAGTCTTTGGAGCGGAAGAGGAAAATATTGCGAAGTTCTACACGGAACAATGTGCAAAAAGCTTGGCACAGGCGCTGAAAAGACTGGGGAAAGCCTGATGAGCGGACAGAGAAATAAGGGAAAGCGAAGGCGGGAATAAGCAAGATGAGAGAAGCGACGGGAGCGGGAAACACGATTTTTCATTGTCAGCAGGCGTTGGCAAAAGAGATCGAGAAATTGACGACAGGGATGCTCTTTGAGGATGCGGCAAGCGGGAAGGCCGGAAGAGAAATCTTGTCGCCGATGCGAATTTATCTGCAGAACCTGCCGATTGCCGCATTTGACGTGGGAGCCTTGGAAGACGAGGCGGCAAGTGAATCGATTGAATACCAGAGCTTGCAGACAGAAGACGGTGTGATAGCGGCGCCGTGGTGCAACATTAAGATTGACAGCATTAAGACTGAGGGACCAAACGCAGAACAGCTGGTGAAGGTCGCAATTATTTTCGGGGTATACGACAGCGGAACCGGATGCAAAGGGCATGAAGGATTGCTGAATTTATTCCAGAGGGTCACAGAACGATTCATGAAGGAGCCGTTGCTTGCGCATGCGTTTCGAAATGACAATGAGTTTCGTTCTGAGGTAGCAGAGGAGAACACACACCCGTATTATTTCGGCGTTACGACAACGGGATTTTTTATCAAATCACCGGAGAGAGAGTTGGAAGGAGAGTGGGAGTAAATGAGAGAAGAGGAGGACAAGGCAACGGCGGCAAGGGCTGGGAAAGATGCTGTGAATGCAGTAAATGACAATTTGAAAGATCAGAAGGCAGACGGAGAGAGTGCAGCGGTAAGCACTGCCGAAACGGACAGAGAGCTGGCAGGAAATGAAAAGAGAACTGAGGATAAGGCGAGCAAGGCGGCAGAGACCGCGAGCGTACAGGAGGCACTGATTTATATGGGGCCTTCCAAAGGCGGGATTGCGCAGAACACGGTTTTCGCCGACGGCAAGCTGGATGACAGAGCTTTGAAGGTACAGAGTATGACACCGCGAGCAAGTTTGCTGTTTGTGCCGATTTCACAGTTATCGGATGCACGGAAGATGCTGCATCGGGAAGGGACTGCAATTCAACTGGCGTACAAGGCGCTGAGAGACAGGGAGGAGTGAGAGAATGAAGTATTTGCACAAGATTGAGACCAGGGAGCGGGACCTTACGATTGCAACGCCGCAGACCGCAGTTGCCGGGCTGCAGGTGATTGTAGGCACGGCGCCGATCAACATGACGGACGATCCTGCCGCCACGGTAAACACACCGATTGTCTGTGAGACATTTGATGAGGCAGAGCGAAAGCTCGGATTTTTGGAGGACTACAAGAACTATACGCTTTGCGAGGCGATGGACACGAGTTTCCGAAAATTCGGTGTTTCGCCGGTGATTTTTATCAACGTGTTGGATCCGGCAAAGCATAAGACGACGATGCCGGCGGAAAGCGGCACGGCACAGGATGGAGTCTTTGTAGTGAAAAAGACCGGCATTCTGAAATCGAGTGTTGTGGTAAGCGGCGCGAGCGGCGCGCTGACGCTGGATACGGATTATGTGCTGGATTTCACGGAGGAAGGCTATTTGTCGATTTCCTTCCTGACGGCACAGACGACTGTCAGTGTGACGGCGGATATGCTGAATCCGGCGGCAGTCACGGAGGATGACATTATTGGCGGTTTCCATGCGGAGAGCGGCACGGAGAGCGGCCTGGAAGTCGTGCGGCAGATTTATCCGAAGACCGGATATGTTTTCGGTATGCTGGTTTGCCCGAAGTGGTCGCAGAAAAAGAAGGTCGCAGCAGTTATGGCGGCAAAGACGGAGGATGTGAACGGCCTTTTCAATGCGATTGCGGTGATTGACCTGGATACGGAGACTTGCAAGAAGTATACGGACGTCAAGAAAGCGAAGGAACAGCTTGGCGTATCGGACAAGAACGCTGTCATTGTCTGGCCGTGCGTCAAGTACAAGAACAGCGTGTACGACTATTCCGTTGTGTGGGCGGCACATGCGGCGCTACTGGATGCGGAAAACGGCGATGTTCCGTACAAGTCCCCGTCGAACAAGCCGATTGGCGTTTCGTCTACCTGTCTGGCAGACGGCAAGGAAATCTATCTGGACAACACGCAGGCGGCATTCGTGAATTCGTGCGGCGTGGTGACGGCGGTAAATGACCAGGGATGGAAGTCGTGGGGTAATGAGAACGCGGGCTTTCCGGAAGTAACCAGCGCCAAGGACCGCTATATCTCGAACCGCCGCATGATGAACTGGTATCGCAATCGCTTTGTGCTGGCGTATAAGGACAGGGTGGATGATCCGGCATCCCGAAGAACGGTTGAGGCGTTTGTGGATTCGGAGAATCAGTATTTGAATTCGCTGGCGTCGGGCGGCTACATTCCGGCCGGATGCAAGATTGGTTACGACGAGAAGGTAAACACGACGGAAGCAATCATGAACGGCGATGTTGTGTTTGACACGCAGCTCGCGTTTTTCCCGGTCGCAAAGCATATCGTGAACCGAATCAGCTTCAATCCGCAGTTGATTACGGACGCACTGTCTGGAGGTGAGAAGTAATGAGAAACAGAATCACGAGATCGATGATTCCGGAAGTCATTAACAACTTCAACGCGTATGTTGGAGAAAACGGCGAAAAGCTGATTGGACTTTCCGGACAGGTGACGCTGGCAAGTCTGGAGCTCATGACGGCAGAAATCAGCGGCGCGGGAGTGGGCGGAACTTACAGTGTACCGGTAGGGGGACTTTTCCAGGATATTACGCAGGAAATCCCGATGCAGGCGCTTACACCGCAGATTGCGCAGATGTTGAACATCAAGAAGAAGTGCCGTATCACGCTGAGAGGCGCAATGCAGATTTATGACAGAGAGACGGGCGCGAGAGACTATGTGCAGATGCGGTACACGGTTGAGGGCGCCGTCAAAGGCATGAATCCGGGAAATCTCCAGCTGGGCAACCCGATGGGCACAACGATTACGGTATCGGCAACCTATGTGTCGCTGGTTGCCGGTGATGACACCCTGATTGAGATTGACAAGCTGAATCAGATTTGCGTTGTGGACGGCGAAGATATTATGCGAGAAATTCGCGAGAGCTGCTAAGAGAATCAAGACGGCCGGTGCTGCATGAGCGGCATCGGCTTTTTCTAAAAGGGAATAGGAGAGGTGCGAGAGATGGGAAGACAGAATAAAACGGCCGGCGGAGAAAATGGCGGTGCAAGTGTGACGGCGGAAGCAAACGCGAAGCAGGGAGCGGCGGGCGCAGTGCAGGACAAGGTACCGGCGATGATGCCGCTGGAAGTGCCGTTTGAGTTTGAGGGGGAAACATACGAAAGCATTGATTTGTCAGGGCTGGCAACGGCGAGGGCAGAGGATATGTGCGAGGTGGATGAGGAAGCCAAACGGCAGGGAGACAGCAGTGTAAACGGACTGCATCCGGAAATCACGCGGAAGTATGCAATGCTACTGGCGTGCCGACTGAACCGGAAGCCCTACAACTGGCTTGACAAGATGAACGCAAAAGATTCGATTCGGCTGAGAGAGACGGTGACGGCTTTTTTCTACTTTATGGCCTGAGCCGAGAATCGGCGGCAGAGCTTAGGAAGATTATTGTCTGGATGTCGCTGAGGCTTAGGACGGGAATCGAATTTTTCTATCGGATGAAGATTACGGCTTTACTGGAGTGGGCAGAGACCGTGCGGGAGATGACTGAGGAGAAGTAATGGCGGGAAGAAATACGCAATATGATTTTCTGATTAAAATTTTGGGACGCGTGGATCCGTCGCTCAAAACATCGATGCAATATACCAAACGGGAGATGCAGAAATTCGAGAGCGATTTCTACAATACGGAAGCTGGTATCTGGAAGAAGGCAACGGGCATTGCGTCGGCTGTCGCAAAAGTGGGCGCGGCGGCGGGAGTGGCAACGGGGGTTGCGCTTAAGAAAGCATATGACGTCGGGTCGGAATTTGAGAAGCACATGGACGAATGGTCCGCAACCGCCGATGCAAACAATGCGCAATATGAAAAAGCGAGGGAAGCCGCGCTTCTTTGGGGCCGCAAAACCACAAAGACGGCGACGGAGTCGGCGGATGCTCTTAAGTATATGGCGCTTGCCGGATGGGATGTGAATACGTCAATTAAGGCACTACCGAGCGTCCTGAAGCTTTCCGAGGCCACAAACCTTGACCTTGCAAGAACGAGTGACCTTGTGACTGACGCTATGGCGGCAACGGGGACGGAAGCGGGAGAACTGGCACGCTTTCTGGATGTCGCGGCAAAAGCGAACAACCGTTCAAACCAGACGGCGGAAGAATTGCTGGAGGGATATATCAGAACAGGCGCGCAGTTGCATGATTTACATGTCCCGATTGAAGAATCGGCAACGGCGTTCGGCGTGCTGGCAAATCGCGGCCTGAAGGCGGAAAATGCAGGAACTGCATTGAGAAATGTGCTGAGGAACCTGACGACAGGAACGGGCGAGGCCGGAAAGATGATGGACAAGCTTGGAATCTCGGCGTTCGACCAGCAGGGCAATTTCATTGGATTGAGAAAAACGATTGAGCTTGTCAACGAAGCGACCCGGAACATGAACGATGAAGAGCGGAATGCGACGCTTTCGGCACTCGGCGGAAGTCGATATGTTGTTGCACTAAGCGATATGCTACATAGCTTAAACACTACGCTGGCGGACGGAAGAACGGAGTGGGATGCACTCCGCGATGACCTGGACAACGCCGGAGGCGCGCTGAACAAAATGTCGAAGGTTAGGATGGATAACCTTTGGGGTGATTTGAAGATCCTTGAAAGCGCAATGCAGGACGCCGGAATTCGCGCATATGACGGATTCGCAAACCCGCTGAGAGACGCAACGCAGCTGGCGACGAAAGAGGTGTACAAGTTCTCGGACAATGTGTCAGACAAGATTGGCGTGTGGTATCCGACGATAAAGCGGAGTGCGGAAGAAGCCGGGAAAGGATTGCGGGAATTTACGGCACCGATGTTTTCACTCGGGAAGTGGCTTGTGGCGAACGGAGATTCCACGGTCGCGGTGCTGGCCGGTATTGCCGGTGGAATTACAACGTTGCACGCCGCAGTGAGTGCACGGAAGCTGAGCAAGGAAATCATTGCGTTCACAAAGCTATTCACCAATCCGATTGCAAGCCCGATTATGCTCATGGGAACGGCAGCCACAGTTCTGGTTGCGGTCGCGACGAAATATAAAATTGCGTCGGAAGCGGCAAAGAAGGCAGCCTTAGACAAAACTTTCGGAAGTATTGCGTTGTCTGAGAAAGAGCTACACGAAGTTTCGCGGAAGATTATCGGAGAGGGAACGATTGATAGGCTGGTAGGGTCTATTGAACGTATGGGCGAGCTGAAGGACAGCGGGAAAGCAATCAGTGATGTGGCAGAGAAGAGCAAAGAGTTGCTTTTCAAGGTGAGGAACGGAATCACATTTACCAGCGAAGATTCAGAGGCGCTTGGAGACAACATCAAGTCCATGATTGAGGACGGCTTGAAGATTGCAAGCGAGGCAAGCTATACGGATGCAATCAGTGTGCGCGCCCTTTTCGGAAATGACGAAGAGGGGAAGGGGCTGATTCAGAATTTCGCAAGCTACAACGAGCAGATCGGGAAGGAAATCAGCGAGAAGGGAGAAGAACTCGGAAAGCTGTATTCGGATGCTATCAAGGACGGAGCGATTGATAGCCATGAGGCAGAAATCATTGATGCCAAGATTCAGGAGTACCAGAACATTACAGACGGAATCACGCGCTATGTGACCGAAGCAAAGCAACGACGCCTGGTAGATGATGTGCTGGCGAAGGGCGGGCAACAGTTGACGCCGGACAGCCTAAAGAATCTGTATTCTGATTTGAACAGCACAACGAAGGAAACGCTGAACAATCTAACAACGACATACGAATACACGCAAGGCAAGCTGGAAAAGCAGAGAGCTGATTCAGCGAGCGGAAAGATTGCGGAAGGGACTCCGGGATATATCAGCGCTGAGGATTACAACGCTGCGGTAGAGCAGGCGCGGAATAAATACATCGGGGAGCGGAACCGTGTTTCGTCGGCAAGTGTGACTTCAAGCATTGAAGCCATTATGCGGGCTGACAACGGAAAGTATGCAGAGGCTTCCGAAAGGCTTGCGAATGCGCTGGCAAAAGCGGAGCAGGAAGCGTGGGAGAAGGCAAGTAAGCGCGGGGATCCGTCAAAGTATTATGCCGAGTATTTGCAGGAAAGCGTGAGTGCGGCACAGTACACGGTTGGCGAGACTCTGAGCAATGCAGAGGTGAAAAACCTTCAAGACTTGCGGAAGGCTATCGGACCGCAAATTGAGGAACTGAGATCGGCACGTGATGAGGCGCTTAGAAACGGACTCAAAATTGATCCGGAAACGGCAGAGGCAATTAACCTTGCGAACAACCTGGACGCTCTGATTGGAGACAAGGATGCGATATACAGGAAAATAGGAACGCTGTTTGACGGATCGGAGAAACAGGTTTCGATTCTTAACAGCGTGAAGGGTATTCCGAAGGCAATCAAAGAAAGCATTTCAGGCGGAATGCGGGAGAGAAAAGAGTACGGCGAAACGATTGCGGACAGCCTGGGAACGAACCTGAATGCGGGATTGAATTCAAAGTTAAACAGCGGGTTCTTTATGAAGAGCGCCGTTCCGGCGGCGAACAATATGAGAACTGCATTTCAGCTTGCGGCAACAAGTTCGCCGTTTGTGATTGCTCCGGATATCCGGATTGATACGAGCCATGTGACAATGGGAGCATTGCCAAACATTCCAGCCACGCAATTCAGCAGCCATGGCGGTGGTGGAATGAGCATAGGAGGAATCAAAAGAGATTCCATGCAACCGAGAACAAGCGGCGGCGGAATGAGTTTTGGAGGTGGAAACAAGACACAAACACCGCCGAAGCTGAATGCGTCAAAGTT